AATTGAATATAGTAAAACTATGTTAATGTTAATTAAAAATTTGATTGGTGTTCAAAATAAGGAATTTTCTAAAATAATGTATACAAGATTGTGTAGTGCGTCAACTGATATTATTGAAGCATTAGAAGAAGAAATGGAATGTGATATGAATGATACGAACCATTTGAATGAGCAGCAATATATTGAGTTATGTGATATGTATAAAAAGGAAATGGAATTGTGGGATAAAATTTCTAATAGTATGGGGAGTGTTGATTGGTTTGGTGAGTAAGTCTTCAAATTATTGATTGAAGAGTATGTGTTAAAATTATAATTAGATTTAAATATTTTTTTATTCAAAGATATTTTGTTAAATTCGGTCGGTTTCACGACGCTTTTTTCCTTAAGTCCTAAAGATACGTTTTTGCAGTATTAATATCTTAAGTAATAATAGTTGAGCGAAGCGAAATATACGACCTTAAAGAATTTTACATTCTTAAGGTTTCTAAATTTAAACGTAGTTTAAAATTTAAGAAAGTATATTTCGCTTCGCTCAACTATTATTACTTAAGATATTAATACTGCAAAAACGTATCTTTAGGACTTAAGGAAAAAAGCGTCGTGAAACCGACCGAATTTAACAAAATATCTTTGAATAAAAAAATATTTAAATCTAATTATAATTTTAACACATACTCTTCAATCAATAATTTGAAGACTTACTTATTTTTCTTTTGGTTTAACAATATGCATTCTCTTTTTCTTTTTAGGTTCTTCCTTTCTCTCTTCCTCAACTACCTCAACTACCTCAAGTGTTGATTGTTCAGGTTTAGGTTCAGGTTCAGGTTTAACTGATTTATGAATTTGAGTAATAAACATTTTTTTAATATGAGCATTCATTTCGTGCTGTTGTTTTGCTTCACGTTTATTCTTAGCAAGTGTAGTCCTTGAATGCATAAGATAATCTTCACCTTTAACAACAAACGCACACAAGTTTTCAGGTTTAGATACTGGATTATTAACTGGAATTGTAATTTGCCTCAAAGAATAACCATATTTTGTTTTCAAGATTGCTTCACAACCAACCTCACCTGCGAGTTCAATTGCATTATTCCAGTTCAACATATACGGATAAGGTGTATCACCATATTCCATAAACTTCAAATCAAGAAAGCAAGATTGTCCAGTTGCTTCATTAACATTAACCCAACCTTCTGCTTTTTCGTCATTCATACTAAGAGCGAATGCTCGTTGTGCTTCAAGTCTTGCTGTCTTTTCAGCACCAGTTTCTTTAGCACGATTTGCTTTTTTGTAAGTTGATTTCTTTTTAACAAATCCTTGAGTGAGTAGAAANTTTGAAAGAAAGCATTCAAGAAAATCACTTGTGTAATCTTCTTCCAATCTCTTCTTCTCCCACGCCTCAATAAATTGAGTATGTTGCTTGGTGAATGCGTATGAACTCATAGTTGTGTATGTGTATGTATTTAGGTATATGAGGGAATGATAAATTCAATTTTATATTTTGTGCCAAAATGCAACACATTAATGTGCCTGACTTTCTCCCTTGATTTCCTGCAGACCCCTCTGTAGAAAACTTGGTCTAAAAGTGGGGTGGTTGTAAGTCTTCCATTTTGGCAACAAAAACAAAATTGATTTTGAAGACCAACTCATATCACTCAACATAATCATACACCCCCACACCCACACAACAACCAAGGCGTAAAACTCTTCCATTTTGGCAACAAAAACAAAATTGATTTTGAAAACCAACTCATACACTCAACACAAACTTATCAACTTACAAAATGGTTTCCTCCAACAGCAACAAGAACTTCGGTCAACTTACTATCCGTCAGCGTGTGCAAGTTCTGCGTGAGCGAAAGCAACAGATTGAAGCACTTGAGCAGCAATATATTGATTATTTTGCGACTTACGAAATCTGCTTTGGAGTGGGCGAAAACTTCCTCCAATCTGTGCCTGAAGATATCAAAATACTGATTGAAAGCAAAATCAAATTGGATATGAGTATGTTTCCACGAATGGTTAGTGGAATGATTAACGACTATGACTGGAAAACCTCTATTGATAATCTCTGGCAAACTCTTGAAACACAAGGATATGTAACCGAACATTAAAAAATTTAACAAAAAAAATTATTAGATAGATTGTATATTTTTTTATTTCAAAAATAGTTTGGAAAAAGCGGTCGGTTTCACGACGCTTTTTAATATCCATATACACCCATTCTTTTTTCTTCTTTCATAAACATATAATCACTAATATTACCCCTCATTTCTGCAATTAACCAATCTATAATATATGCGTCGCTTCCAAGTAATTCGTCTTTTCTATCAAGTTCTTCTTGAATAATTCTAATCATACCATAACACTTACAAATTAGTTTTTTACTATCCATATATTCTTCAGCAAGTTTTTTATATTGTTCGTCTTTCTCTTCAACTAAATCTTTCATTTGATTAGATAATTCTAACAACATTCCTTCATTAGGATTAACTGGAATTTCAATTGGCGGTAAAGGTTCAACCATTAATATATTCCAATATTATATAATGAATTATAATCCCCCTGATTTATATATTTTTTTTATTATTTATTGCATTTTAAAATATTTGTATAATATATAATGAGTGATTTTAAAACAAAAAAACCTTTGTATAAACCAGTTAAAAGCACGAAGCAAGGAAAAAAAGGAATGGTCTATGTAATGAAAAATGGAGCAAAAAGACTTATACATTTTGGTGATAGCAATATGAAAGACTTTACCCAACACAAAGACCCAGCACGTCGTAAAAATTATTTAGCACGTAGTGGTGGAATTAGAAATAAAGCAGGTAAATTAACTGCTAATGATAAAAACTCAGCAAACTACTGGAGTAGAAAAATTAATTGGTAATTATTTAAATATATGACTGGTTTCACCTGTTGTAGTTTTAGTTAAAACACGACCTCGTCGTAATTCATAAAAAGTTTTACCTTTAATAATTACTTTAGTAACACCTCCAACGTCTGGTTTCCTTGACGCTGGTAATTTTCTAACAAATGCAAGTGCTTCTTTATAAGAATTAAATCTATTATTTTTAATACCTTTAAAAGGATAACCTTTTAAATAACCTTTAGTAAATTTAACTATTTTTTTCATATCAACCTTTTTTACTGGTTTTGCTGGTGCTGGTTTTGCTGGTGCTGGAGTAGATACTGGAAATGTATTTTTTTTCTTTTTAGCAGCACGTGCATTCGCTAATGCGTCAAGTTGTTTTTGAGTTAATTGTTTTTTTGCCTTAACTTCTTTAACTGGATAAAACTTCTTTTTAACACCAACTGATATTCCTTTGTTTTCTTTAGTTAATACTTTTAATCCGTCAATCTCTGTTGGTGGTGGTGCTTTCTTAGGTCTTCCAACTGGATTTCGTTTTTTCTTTGGTCTGCCCATTACAGCACCTGGTTTTGCTCTACTCGCTCGTGGTTTTTTTTCACCTTTAGGTCTGCCCATAGGATTACCAGTAGGTAAATATTTGCCTTTTCCTTGCAAGTTTTCATATAGATATTTACCCACTTTTTCAGGTATAATTGTATTAACACCACCACCATACCACCAATCACTAAATCGCTCTCGTGTTCCATATGAAAGTGTTGCTCCGTCTTCAAATACTCCCTCTAAATCTTTAGTTCTAATATCAAATCTATATCCGTCGTCTTTATCAGCAGGTCTAACCAATTGAACATATATTGGTCTTTTTACAACTCTTCTATTTTCAGCAGTATAATGCATTACCTTCCATACTAATATTCTTTTTTGATTACCATATTGACTTGCGTCGTGGTCAGTTGGGTCTATATCATATTCCTCTGCTAATTCTGCTTCTCTTTTAACGTCTTGTCTAATTCTACCAATTGCCCACTTGTTAATTGGGTCAATATCAACATTATCAGTTTTTTTTCTATATCTCTTAACTGCTTTTTCAAAATCACCACCTGAATATATTGCTTGTCCAATAAGTGTTGCTTCAACACCTAATGCAGTTTCTGCCTCTTGTTCTTTTTTAAGTTCCGCTTTAAAAAATTTACCTATATCTGTATCAATTGCGTCAGGATTTTTCTCTAAATATTCTTTATAAATACTACTCATTCTATAGTATTATGTTTTATTTTATTTTTGGATTTTGGCAATAATGCTTTTAATACTCTAATTATCATTTTAATAATTTTATTCATATATTATCTTTTAAGAAAATATTACTGAATTATTCAAATTCTTTCATTTCGTCGTCAGTAAGCACCCTTCCATTCACCACAAAATTCATTTTATAGTCTCCTTTAGGATTAAATTGATTAGTTCTTTGTATTTTTGCTTTTGGATATTTCTTCCGTATTTTATTATATTCCATATCAACCCAACTCTGTCCCATAGTTCCAGACTTTAATGCTTGGTTTAAATTATTACTAAAAAATTTAGTCATTTCTGCTCTACGAGTTGCTGCTACTTCTTTTTTAACTCTGTATGTTTTAAAATAATTATCAACAACAGACTTAATTACTGCTTCTTTTTTCCCAACTCCTTTTGTTCCAACACCCTGTATATTCTCTCTATAATAATCATTAAAAAAATCGTCTCGTAAATTTTTTCTTTTTGCCGTAATTATACCAAATTTCCTCATTTCTTCCTTTTTTTTATCGTAATGTGTGTTGTCGCTTGGTAAGTTTGGGTCAGTAGTTCCTCCAATTCCATAAAATATTCCACTATGTAATGCCTCTCTAATTTCAAAATCTTGTAATGAGGGGTCTGTATCCGTGCCTTTGTAATATACTCTTGAATGCCGACCAGCAGATTGTGATATATGCTTTCCAACGCTTTCTTGTGCTACTTTAACTCCAGTTCGTTTAGGATTTAATACAACACCACTTGCAACTCTCACAGGTAATTTTCCAAATAATTCTAATGGGGTCATAGCATTCATTTGTGCCGCTGTCAATCCAGTAAGACTTTCTCCAGCAGTTTTTTTTGGTTTTGGTTTTGCTGTGAAATCCTTTTTTTTCTCTTTCTTTTTAGCAATCTGTGCCTTACCTAATTCTCTAACTTTTTTTATAATTCTTGCCTTTTTCTCTGCTTTTGATTTAATTACACCTTTTGCCTCTTTTGCTTTCTTTGGTTTCTTTGGAACTGCTGGTGCTTCTCTAACTGGAACTAATTTTGCTTTCTTTGCTTTCTTAAGTTTAGCATTATGTTTTAATGCAGCAAGTGGTAATTTTTTTTCGTCTTTCTTTTTTAATTTATCAACAACATTAAATTTAATTTTTTTCTTTTTTTTTTCAACCATTATATAAATTAATAATATATTTTATTTTAGTATTTTGTAACTCTTCCCTTTTTCTTTTTCTTAGCAATTGCTGCCTTTTTACGTGCTGGTGATAATTCACTCATAGTTGTAGGTGTATCTTTTGTTATTCTTTTGGTTGGTCTAAATATTTTACCCTTTTTACCTTCATATGTTTTTTTTCCGTCTTGAGTTTTCCAATCTTCTTTGTGCCAACGTGTAAGTCCTGTAGTTTTTGGTTTTGCACCTGAATATTTACCTCCCTTAGATTTATACTCTTTTACGACTAACGAACTTTTATAAGCACTATGTTTCATAGAAGCATATTTTGCTCTTGCTTTAGCATATAACGCTTTATTAATGGGTGTTGGCATTAATAATAGTAAATATAAAATAATTAGAAATCTTTAAATTCCATAATATGCTTGGATACTGGAACTAATGAACGTTCGTTGTTGCGTCCCATTTGGAAACCAGTCCCTGAGTTGGAAAATTCGTAATAATGTGCTGGTGTTCCATAACCTGACCTTGCGTCTCTGTAACCTCTTCTTTGAACCATTCCAGTTTGTCTATCGCTTCCCCCCATAACAAAATTTGCTGTGCCTCTGCTTTTAACAAAACCAGTAGCATTTGATTTTATTATTTTTTTACCTCCTCCTTGCTTTTGTGTAACTGGAAGTGGTGCTGGATTTCTTTTACTTTCTTTGAATTCTTTTTTTGGTTTTACACGAAATTTATATTTCTTTTTTTTGGGTTTCTCTGGCATTTTTTTGGGTTTCGCTGGGACTACGTTCAACTTGGGCATTTTATGATATATCATAATATTATTTTTTTGGTATTGCTGTTTTTTCAAATCAATTTTATTTTTGTTGCCAAAATGAAAGATATAATTATTTCTTCTGCAATATCTGTAATCCTTTATTGTATGCTTTTTCCCAACTCGCTGATTTCTCAGGTTTAATTGGAAGGTGTAAAATGATAGGTTCTTCACATTCTTTACATAATGGGTCGTCGCTTCCGTGGCAACAAGCAACTTCTGCTGCTGCTGCTTTCATAGAATATTCAAATATTTCTTGCTCAATTGGTTTTGTTGGAACGTCAAATTGTTCTTCTAATTTACCTAAATCACAATCAACCATTAAATCAACTAACTGATTTTTTCTATATTGACTAATACCTATAACATTATTAATTTTAGCAATTTGCCTTAAATCAACCATTTTAAGATTTTGTAAATATTCTTTTTTATCAACCATATATTAGTATGCAACATTTTTAGTTGTATTTTTTTTATAATTAGGTTTTGGTTTTTTTCCTTTTTTAACTAACTTAGAATTTTTAGTGTGTGTTTTTCCTGTATGAATATCACCATTAGGCATTATATGGGTTTCTGTTTTTTTCATTCCTTTTTTAGTTGGTTTCATAGATACACGATTATTATCAGTATGATTATACATATGCGGCATTTTAATATATACATAGAAAATAAAAATAATTTCAAAAATAGTTTCAAAAAACAGGGCGGTTTCACGACGCTTTTTTATGCACAAACTTTAACCACAAATGTTTGACTTCCACTATGAGTATTAGCAATTACAATTCGGTAAAATTTAAATGAAGAAGAAACTTGACTTCCCCCTACTTCTTGAAAATTTTGAGCATTACCTGAAGCATTAAAACTTTGTCCTCCATTCAAAGAAAAAAATGTGGTATTATCTACTGACCCTTCAATAAAAGCATTATAAGAACCATTATCACTTGCAACAACAGCAAAAGCGAAATGTGAAACCTCACGTGGTTTCGTGAAATGACTGGAAGTCCCAGTTGAGGAATTACTAATTGAAGCATTCATTATTGTAGTTACGTCCATAGTTCCTTGAACTGCTTGAACTGCTGTTTCAATATCTCCTAATTTTTGGTCAATACCTGTTAAAAGAACTTCATTTGCTGCGTGGTCTACATTTGCTGCGGTGAGTAATACTTCATTTGCTGCTATATCTGTTTCAATTGCAGTAAGTGTTGTTTCAAGAGTATCTAATTTTGAATTAGTAGCAGTTTGTAATACTTCTAATGCTGCTAAATCAGTAGCACANGCNGCGGTGCTTGTTGCTATATTATTAGTATCTTCGTCAATAGTTATAAGTAATGCTTCATTTGCTGCGTGGTCTACATTTGCTGCTGTAAGTAATACTTCAATTGCTGCTTGGTCTGTTTCAATTGCAGTAAGTGTTGTTTCAAGAGTATCTAAATTATCACTTAAATGGTCTAATTTACCTTCAACTCCGTTTATATGACCTATTACGTCGTCTTGTTTTGCTTCAGTAGAACCACCACTTGCTGCTGACGCTGCAACTCGTAATTTTCCGTCGTCGTCAATTGATAAAGGTGTATAATCTCCGTCTGCTGCAAAATCTGCTTGTGAACTTTGTCTTACACCTAATAACATAACACCTTTTTGCCCACTACTATGTGCTGCGTCTTCTGCTAATGCAATATCGTCTAATGCCTGAACACTTGTTTCAATATTTCCTAAATGTGCTTCAGCATTATCTATAACTGCGTCAATAGTATCTAATTTTGAATTAGTAGCAGTTTGTAATACTTCTAATGCTGCTAAATCAGTAGCACACGCTGCGGTGCTTGTTGCTATATTATTAGTATCTTCGTCAATTGTTATAAGTAATGCTTCATTAGCGGCGTGGTCTACATTTGCTGCTGTAAGTAATACTTCAATTGCCGCTTGGTCTGTTTCAATTGCGGTAAGTGTTGTTTCAAGAGTATCTAATTTTCCTTCAACTCCGTCTAAATGACCTATAATAGTTGATTGATTACTTGCTGTTGAAAACCCTGATATATTACCACTTGATATATTTACATTAACTTTATTAGAACCAACACACGCTTCTAATACGTCTATACCAGTATCTATATTTCCTAAATGTGCTTCAGCATTATCTAATACTCCGTCAATTGTTGCGAGTGCTGTATTAGTAGAAGTTTGTAATACTTCTAATGCTGCTAAATCAGTTGCCATAGCAGTTTGTTTAACTAATGAATTATCTAATACTCCGTCAATTGTTCCAAGTGCTGAATTAGTAGCAGTTTGTAATACTTCTAATGCTGCTAAATCAGTTGCCATAGCAGTTTGTTTAACTAATGAATTATCTAATACTCCGTCAATTGTTCCAAGTGCTGAATTTGTTGCAGTTTGAAGTGTTTCTAATCCGTCAACATATCCTGTAATTGCTGTTAGACTTGTTTCAATTCCGTCAACGTGACCTATAATAGTTGATTGATTTGCTGCTGTTCCAAATCCAGTTATATTACCACTTGATATATTTACATTAACTTTATTAGAACCAACACACGCTTCTAATACGTCTATACCAGTATCTATATTTCCTAAATGTGCTTCAGCATTATCTAATACTCCGTCAATTGTATCTAATTTTGAATTTGCTGCTGTTTGAAGAGTTTCTAATGCAGCAGTTTTAACACTAATAGTAGAAGCAGTCACTTCTATCTCATTAACACTACATTCTAATCTACCACTACTATCTAATTTTAATCGCTGAAGACCATTACCAGCAGAATTTTCGGCAAGAACAATTTGACCATTTATACTCATTTTATACTAATAGATTATATTTTTTTTTCCTTCTTTTTATTTTTAGCAGTTTTTGCTTTACCTTCAGTAGATTTATTTGGTGGGTCAATTGGCACAGCAACTTTTAATATAACTGAAGAATTATCATTTAATAGTGGATTACTTAAATCAGGATTTAATATCTTAACTCTAATATTATTTATAAGTGTATCTTGATTTAATACTTGAATAATATCACTTTCAGTTTTAGGAATAAAATCTTGATTAGATAAATTACTCTTTGCAACCACACCTAATAATCCAAGTGGGTCTCCTTTTGATACAATATCTTTATAGGTTGGAACTAAATCACTTGTTATTAAATAATAACCAAATTGACTTAATGTTGGTAATTGTTCAGCAGTAATAGGTGTTGGTTTTGCTACAACATTTACCATAGTTGCAAGGTCATATCTACTACCAGCATACGAACCAAAATTATCACCTGAATATGGTGTAGTATCTTTGCTATCGTCAGCGTATTCACGAGTAGTTTTTTGAGTTCTTGGTGTATTAAAATCAAAGTTATTAAAATTTTGTGGGTTTGTTATATTCTTTGTAGCAGCAGATATTACTGGGGAAGGTTTAAAATCACTTGGATTTGTTAATGTAGAAATAGTTGGTATAACAGAAACGTCTAATTTAGTATCGGTTGTTATTCCTCTTAATTTTTGATTTACTGGGTGATTGTATTGAACAATCTCTTCAAAATAATCAGTTGAATTTAATTGGTCATATGTAAATCCTAATTTACCCCATAATGTTTTAGTTTTCCATATTTTTTTTGCTAAATTTTTATCAGTAAAAAATTCTTCAAATGAAGCGTGTGACCTAAATGATACGTCATTTACCACACTTGAATTATTACCAAATTTAATAGCAGTTTGTTTAGCAAAATTATATATAATACACCCTCCAGTTCTACTCACAGGTCGCTCCCAACTATTTTTAAATGCAGTTTGATTACCAAATGATATTGGATTGGGTGTAATTGTTACGTCAGTCTTTTTACCAGTTTCAGTTGCATTATTACTTATTCTAAAATCATATGCTTGTTCTTGATTATATTCATTAGTTGCTTCTATTTGAGTTATAAATGTATTAGCAGGAATACCACTTCCTGTTATAGAAGCACCTACTGATAAAAATTCTAAAGCACTATCAGTAGTTCCTCGTTTTAGCACCCCACTAATAACATTAGAACCACTTACAACGTCACAATCAACTTCCTTCGCACCTGATACTCCTCCAAAAATACTTTGTGCTTGAGTATATGGTGCAGCGTCTAATATATCAGCAACTCGTTTTAATCCAACAGCAATTTGCCCTGCTTGTTCATTTTCATTACCCATTAAATCGTGTGTTGGTATTCGGTAATTAGCGTGAAGGTTATTTAATGAAAATCCTGATAGGTCAGTATCATATTGAATATTTATTTCAGGACTACCAATAGTTAAACCTCTTGCACCAATACGATAATCAGCAGCATATTTTTCAGGTGTATAACTATCATATCCTTTAGCACTTGGGTCTTCTATAGTATTATTAGTTGTATTATAACACGTAGTATTATTATCTTGTAAATATGCTATATACCCTTTATCAGCGTGTGTTGGATTAACTCTATTTGTAAAATTAATTTTAGTTGGTTCAAATATTGAGTGAAAAGTATCTAAATTTTTAGCATAGTCTAATGCTGGAATAAATGTATGAGTTGGTAAATTTGCTGAAGCAACTGCTGGGTCAACGTCAGCAACTTTAACTTGGTTAGGTGATTGACGATATTGAATAGGTGTAACAATACGAGTAAATCCTGAATTGTTTGTATTAATCAATCCGTCATATTCTTTATTTGCGATTGCACTCTCAACATTAGAAATAGGTATTTCAGTTCCTGTTTTATATTGATTTGTTAATTGCCTATTTATAATATTAACTAATTGTTCAATACCATATACACCTTTAGTTATAGTAATAAATGCCTGTGTTGGAACTGGTTGAACATAATAACTTGGGTCTGTGTAAAAACTTATTGTTGCGGTGCTACTTGTGCCTGTTGGTAATACGTCAGCACCAGTTGCTAAATTTTTCATAGTTACGCTGCCAGCATTTATTGCTTTAATTGCAGTATTTAATGGAATATCACCACTAAATTCTACAATTCTACTACCAACTGATAAACCTGTAGGAATATCACCTTTAAATGTAATTACGTTAGTTCCAGTATTAGAATATGCTATGTTGGTAATTGTGCCAGTTGTGCCAGTAAAATTTGCTGATAATGTTGCACTTTGACGATTAGCAGCAATTGCTATAATTGTAGTTCCTCCTGAAATACCAGTTCCTGCAACTCCAGTTCCAATTTTAAATTTGGTAGGAAATTCAGTAGGATTTGAAGCGGTGATAGTTGCTGAACCATTTGTTAGGACAACTGATTGATTAGTAGCAAAATCTGCTTCAGTTGCGGTATAATCACAAAATGTTACTGATTGAAGAGTATCTCCGTCTAATGCTGGTTTAGTAGATAAAATTAATGGGCAACCACAACCACCTACAAATGTTGGGTGATATAAATCTCTAAATGCAACATTCAAATCTACATTAAATAAACTATCTCTACCTGTATCTGTATTATTTAATAAATTAACTGAATTTACTTTATGTGAATTTCTACCATATGGTGAATATCCGTGAGTTTGAAGAGGAGTTTGAGCAACAGGAATTGGGTGTATATCTTCTGTTAAATAAACATAATATTGGATTGTTTCATTTATATCTTCTTCTATTTCAATACTTTGACCAGTAATACCTTTTTGATTAATAAATGCTTGGTGTATTGAAATTGCTGAACCAGCAGGTGCAACTAAAGTATCATTTAATTTATAATCCCATATATTAGTTTGACTGCTTTCACTATCTTGAGCAGAAAATCTATTTATATCAATATAGTATGCTTTGCTCTCCATTTTATACTATATTAAAACATTATTATTTGCCAAATTAAAACTGCTTTATATATACTTTTTAAAAAAGTATAACAAAATATAAAATTATAAACCATATAATAAGGTAAGAAAATTATGAAGAAACCATTACCGAAGTTCCTTTAGCAAGTTTTTTAACAATAACAACACGACTATGAGTAATGTAATAACTAACGTCCATTTCTCGTCTATAATCAATTGCGTGACCTTTAGCATTTGCTGTTGCGTCAGTTCCGTCGCCACTTCCATTCATTCGTGGTTTTCGTTTGTATTTCCATATAAGTGGTGAACCACTCATTATAGTAGTTCCACCACCAACAATACCACCATTACCATTTCGTAAATCAACACCAAGTGGTTTATAATTACTGGTTAATCCGTCGTCTAATGGTGCAAGTCTTTGGTGTTGAGCATTTGGGTCTGTATAATACATAGTTCTCGGCACAATTAAATCGCCGTCTAATACTAAACTCATTTGATTATACTGGGAAGCATTATTATATACAAATTGTGGGAAAATATCTAATCCATTTACCTCACAATTATATTCTTCTTCGTCAATTCCGTCAATACTCTGTGATTGAAGAATTTTACGACCAAGTCCTTGTGCTGGTGGATTAATAAATTGAATATCTGCACCACCAGCATTTGCTGCCATATTTGTTCCTGCTGATAATGTTACTTTTTGACCAGCAACGTCAACTGCTACAACTGATAATGCTGCAGTTGTTAAAACACCTGCTTGAATTGGAACAACTGCACCAAATGCAATATTTTCACAATTGATACTTGTTATGGAAGCACCACCTGCAGTAGTAACTCCATTTGCTGTAATTACACTACCACTCTTATTTTTAGCGTCTACGAATTGTTTAGTCATAACAATATGGTGTATTTCTTTACCAGTTTGACCTAATCTATGTTCAACCTCCTGCAATTCTTTAGAGCGTGGAACTGAATTTAATTTCTTTTTAACAACTGCTACTTCAGGAAATTCAAATCTATAACCACCTTGTTTTTCAGTTTGTGCCATATAGTTGTTAATAACACTACTCGGTGGAAGCATATAATCAATAACTAATTGAACATTACTAAATCCAACNGAACCAATTTCCGCCATATAATCAGCACCTGCTTGTGTTTCAGCAGCGTCTTGACTTAAATCATATGCATATTTATCAGGGAAATTCATTTCAAATTCTAACTGAATATTGTAGTCAGTAAATAAGAATAGTGGTAAACTACGACCTTTAAGGCAAGGGAATATCATAGAAAGGGGAATTCCATATTTTTCATTCTTTGCGTCTGCTGCTACAATAGAAAGTGAATTTGGTGCTGCTACTGGAATATTACCTGAAACACCTGCAGCAATAGTAGTTCCTGCTCCGCCGTCGGCAACTTTACCAAATGAAACACCTGAATTAACAGCGTCGTATTGAATTTGACCTAAACCAGTAGCGTCGGTGGAAGCGTCTCGTTCAGGGTCTGCTTGGTCAGCAACTAATAATTCTAATGAATTACCTAAATAATGACCTAAAACATTTCTTCGTTGAAGGACTGATTGGTTCATATTGAAAAGAGTTGAAATTTTATCAACGTCTTGAACATTTTGAACTTCATAATCACCAATTCGTAAAACAGCATTTTTAATACAAGATAATGCACCATTCCAAAGATTTAACCTAAAGTTTCCGTCTGTTCCAGTAAGTTTTTTTAACTTAAATGTAAGCATAGACGTTCCTTCAAGAAAACCAACATTTCTTATAGTATATTTAAATACTCTTGAACTATCAGTAGTAGCATTATTAGTTTCAATAGTTTCAGTTCGTATTTCTGCTTGTTGTGGCACTTCTTTCAATCCGTAATCAAGTAATTCAGCAATAGACATTTTATATATTAATAATATATTTTATTTTTTCATTTTATTTTTTTCTTTGAATACTTTTGGATTTTTCGGTTTCGGTTTTTTATGCGGTTTATATTTTTGTTCTTTAACTATATCAAACTCTTTTTTTGGTGGTGCTTTTGGTTTAGGGTCTTCTTGCACTTTTCCGTCAAATATTTTATTTGAATTAACTTTTTTCACGTGGTAATTTATATCTGGATATATAGAATTCCACGCCTTTAATTCTATAGGATTAAATTTTTTAATTTTCATTTGTTCTTGAAGTGTATTCACTCTCTTTTTTTTTGGATTAGTTTTTCTTAACATATAATATACTTTTAAAAAAAGTATGGCAAAATATATAAATAAAAATAAAAAGCGTCGTGAAACCGACCGCTTTTTCCAAACTATTTCTCAATCGTAAAATTAATTACTGACCCAGTTAATCCGTCTACTATTTCATTTGTTTCAATATCTCTAATTTCTACGTCTAAATTATTTAATACCATTTTATTATTATCTAATTTTAGGGTCTTAACTATACTTGGTTGGAAAGTTCCAACAATAGTAGCAACTCCATTACCAGCATTATGCACTCTACTATTTTCATAAGGTGTTGGAACGTCATATATAATAGGTTGTGTATATCCTGCCGATTGAACATTACCACTATCAGTTAGTGGATTACTCTGTATATTCTTAAATGCTCTAATTGGTAAGTTCTTTAAAAATATAGAATAACTATCATTACTATAATCTTCTGCTTGAGTATTTGTTATTTTATCTACAATCTCTTCACTTTGATTAGGATTTAATTGTTCTGTTGTGGTTTCACCTACATAATTTGATAATTCATTACTCATAGTCATTTGATATTTTTTAATAATTGTATATGGATTACCTACTACTCTTGGAAGATTTGGTAATGAATTCATTTTTAAATCCATAACACCTTCATTTTGGTGAGTTGCTGCACATATAATATTGAAAGGTATTTGGTGTAATAATTTTTGTTTTTGAACAGCAGCACTTCCTGAAATAGTTGTATTAGATAATGCACCAAGTGTAAAAATACTCTTTGTAAATAGCAAAGTATCTTCATTCATTAGACCACTTTGTGTTAAATTATATACTCTTACCCCTACGTCTTGATTTTCAGGTTTAATATGTGGGTTATTATCTACATATATTTGAACAGCAATCTCTATATTCGTAGTATCATAGTCAGCATTTCCTGCTAATACTCTCATATCAACTTCAAAAGTTTTATGCATATAATTCGCTTGTGCGTCGTCAGCACCTAAACTTGTTAGTGAACTTATAAACCTTGAAGAACCGCTATGTGATTTCAACACATATATCCTTAATTTTCGCTTTCCTGCTAATGCTCCAGTTAGTTCACACGTTAAATAAGAACCTAAAATACCCTTTCCAAGAACACTTCCGTCTGCTTCGTCTGCTGATATAGCATTATTAGCACGTTCTGTATAAATTGCTGGATTGAATTTTTCAACTCCACTTGGATTTGTTTTTGTAGCAGTAGAACCACTCGTCCAAATTTGATTTGCGTCTATATTAGAATATCCCCATTCTTTACCCATTAAAGTGCTTGAATGAAGACCAACTGATACATTACCTTGTTGCTCTGTAATACTCTTATTCATTCTAAACCTATACACATTTTTTACAGGTGAACTTAAATTATCACTACCATAAATATCACTCTCATATGCAAAATCAAGAAATTCGTCTGTAATACAATAACTATCATACATAGGGTCTTGAGCAGTTGCTGAACTCTTAACATAATATTCACCAGCACCACCAGCACCAGCGTCCCTCACATTACCAGTAGCACGTGTTGGTGTTTGAATTGCTTGTAATTCTTTGTATAATCCTAAAGATATTTCATTTGTTTTAATTGAATTATAAACAAAATCATATGCTGAAAATTGTGATATTTCTCCATTTGCTTTTGTTTTTAATGCTGCAAATTTACTAACAATTAGATTTTCTAATTCTTTTGGTGTATAACCAGTTTTACCTGTTGCTGGATTTACTGCTGGTATATCTATAACTGAACTTTCTAATGTTCTATTATCTGCAGTAGTAATATCTGGGTCAAATGTAGGTAATACACTATTTAATGTAAATGTGATTGATTGGTCTTTTTGAAAAAATATATTTGCGTCTCGCTTAAATTTAGCAAAATTCAAATATACACTTGAATTAGGTTCTATTTCTATAGGTTCTTTAAATCTAA